TCATCTTTTCACGAGTACCTCACACTTCACACCATCTTCTCGACACCATGATTCTAATTGTTTCTTTCTCATATCTGAAAGTGTATACCAAAGTAGAACAGGCTCCCCAACACGTTTTTTCTCAATTATACGAAATAACTTCATATACTTTTCTATCTTTCGTCTGTTCTCGATCATTTTCTGTGTGTTGTCTACTTCAAGGAAATACAACAAGTCGTGATACTTGAATCTTGCATCAGACACAACGCTATATTCTTTCCCTTCTTCCGTCCATCTCGTTTTCACTTCTGCTTTCCAATCACGCGGGTAATGATAAAAAATATAGATGTCATTCCGCATGATGATGTGTTCAAGTGGACTGTTTCGACGAATGATCGCTTCACCGCCCACCATTTCAGCTCCAGCCTTATTGAGATAGTACACGTCCTCGCCGATCCGTTTGGTATGCGTATAATCTCGAATGCCCCGCAAGATACGATTAGCATTGCGTTTACTTCCCAGCTCGAACATATGTTGTATTTGCGAACGTGATAGGGCTTGCAGATTATTCAAAGTGTACAGTATCTTCAAGTGTCTTTCGGTCAACTTCTCGACGCTCGATTTTTTCAACGCGATACACCTCCAATCGTTTCATCATCTCGTCATCAGAAATGAATGGCGCTTGCACGAGTATTTTTTCATGTGTTTTCACGATCGCACGTCCTGGAATATCTGACGGAAGTTCTTCTGCACCATAGTCGTCAATCGCTACCTGTGACGCATAGCCAGTCGGCAAGCGAAAAGTGATTTTTAGATCGGCATTCTGTTTCACTTGTCGCGGCAACGTATCAGAAGTCGGGTATTGCGTGCAAAAGATGAGTCGAATGCCCAACGCGCCGCCAATACGCGCTATTTCCCCGAGTGTGTGCTGGCACGATGCAAGCATATCCTTCTGTTCTTTCGTCATGAAACGGTCGGGAGCAAGCTGCGCTCCTTCGTCAACGATGACAAACAGACGCTTCTGAATCGATGTATTCACCACGTTAGACCATCCATTTGCCTTGAATAAAGCTTCTTGTTGCTCCATGAATACCTTTACCCTCCCGAGTGCATGGAACGCTTCTACGGGGTTACTAGCGACGTCTACGACCTGTTTCAAATTCTTATACCGACCAAATTCAAGCCCACCTTTCATGTCAAGCACGATAAACTCAATGTCGTCAGGATGGTGTTCAATGAGATACGTCATGATGTTTTTGAGCATGACCGTTTTTCCGAATCTTGTTGTTCCGCTGATTGTACAATGCGGCGTTTTGTCAAAGTCGTGAAAGTGCCAACCTTTTTCGTTCAGACCCAACGGAATCACCCAGCCTTTTTCATGCGGCGCGCTACTATACGCAACCTTTTTAGGCATCTCATTATGAAAAATCTCAATATATAACCACTTCTTGAACGTTACTTCAACAGGTCGATCAACTGTCACTTTCAACACTTCTTGTATAGGCTCAATCACTTTTTTTGTTAAGCCTAACGGAACACGATAAACATAGCGTGTGCGGTCTGGCTTCTTTTCTGTCGCAATCAATTTAGGATAAGAAAATTCATTTTTTTCATACGCGCCTATCTTCAAATTTTTAAACACCTTCTGTATCGTTTTTTCATCTTTATCAATGTTTTTCATTCCTAAATATAAGGCGGCTGCCCCGGTCAACACAGGGATAATCGCCAATTCAAGCATAAAAACACCACCTTAAAAAAGAAATATTATCCCAATCATCAAGCATATTCCCGACAGCTTGAACATACATGGTAATAAAGGAACACGAGTCTGCCCACCCGTGTTCCTTGCTAGTCTGTGGCTGGGTATAGGTTACATGAGCAATTGTTTCAATTCATCGAATAAAATAAGTAGGCTCACACCTATACCCGCACTCATACCCAAGTGGACAACTAGTGACGTTGTTTCTTTGTCTACCCACCCTTTTTTCTCCGCGTACGCAAGACCAACAAGGATAGTTCCTCCAATGATGACGACTCCCATTTTTCATTCTCCTCTCGATGTATATTCGTGATGCCGTGCTCTCTAACTAGATATTTTCGTCTTCAAATTTGTACAACGCTTTACAAATTGCATTTAGTCGATCACTTTCAATTCCTTCTGTATTGTCATTTCCGAGTTCCCATTCTACGCTCATAATTATCCAACGATATAGCTCCTTAACCGTGACGCCATAATCGTCCAACGCCATAAGTAAACGAATAACTTTCCCCGACACTTCCATACGTACCATTACACATCCTCCTTTTTGTTTAAATTTTCACGCGTTTTATTCGCTTGAAACACGTCTGTTTAGTTCATGTTCCCTCCTTCCTTCTCGCGTTTTTGTTCATCAACTGAAACAGTTAAGATAGCAGGTGTTCGAGTATGTTGTGTGGAATTTTATTGAGTATGGTAAAAGGTATGTGGCTAGGATTGTCCGTTATATCTTGTACTTAAAAAATTTTTTAACTTTTTTTCAGAAAATCTTGAAAAGGAATTAATATAACTTTGTCGTATTGGTAATAGTTGAGCGGAGGAGTACATATGTATCGAAACAAGATCGCCTATTGGGCTGAAGTGAAAGGGATGAAATATAAGGTGCTTGCGAAACAATGTGGTGTGTCTATACAGACGTTTTCTAGTTGGGTGAATAACAAGACACAACCTAACCTTATCCAAGCGCATATTATTGCTAAAGCACTAGGAATTGAAATGGAAAAATTAGTGGAGGAGGGAAAACAGTGAGAAAAGATGGATGGGAACCATGTCCACGATGCGGAAGTAATCGAGTAGAGCAAAGGGGGAAATGGTTTTTCTTTTGGGTGTTTTTGACTAGCGGCGGGTGTTTAGTATGGTTAGGATTTCTATTCTTCCCTTTATGGATTTTCGCAGCATTGTTAATTATCGCAAGCCCGCTTTCGTTTTTGATCCCGAAAATGAATCAGTGTAAGGATTGTAAGTATGCGTGGAAAGTAAATAAAGAAAAGGATATGAAAGCATAAAAAAATCCCCGCCAATCGGCAGGGATTCATTATTTCAACAATCCTAAACGATCTAAAATCACCGCTAATTGCGCTCTTGTGACAGGTTCATCTGGCTTGAATGTTCCGTCTGAATACCCTTTGATAATACCTTTTTCCATTGCTTTTTTAATGCTCGCTTCTGCCCAATGACCTTTCACATCGTCTTTGTTCACTTCTTTTTCCTCCTTTTGTTGTGGTGATTGTGTTGGCGGTTTTTTTCCTGATCGTAAATCAGCTAAAGAAAGACCGAATGTGTATTGAAAATGAGGATAATCTTTAAACGATGTCCAATCGCCGCCCCACTCAAGACCAAGTGACTTTCCGATCGCACCAACACGTTTCCACTTATCATCGACATTCCAATTCACGCTGCCATTTGCGTTTAAAATCGCAAAATCAAACGCTAGCCCGAAATTGTGGTAGGAATAGCCACCTTTTGCATTCGTCACAATCTTGCCAGGCTTCGCGCGACCTTGTGCGTATAACGCATTTTGTTCTTCAATCGTGCGCAATCCTTGTGTGATAATGATAGGAATCCCTTCTTTATACGCCAACGAAACGAGTTGACGCGCTTTTGCGGCAACTGTAGGATGAACGCCTTGTAACTTCTTATCAGCCTTTTCCAAAAGCTCTTTAAGGCCGATCGTCATTGTTGTCCACCAGCTTTTTCAATCGCATATTTAATCGCCGCCACCGATCCAATGCCATACAACGCATATTTCAGTCCTGCGATCAGCACTTCAAACGAAAAGGCACGGCTCTCAAACGTCGAGAACGCCACGCCCAGCAACACTGCCACAATCGGGATATAGCGGTTAGAAATGTTGGTTGCTTGACGAATTGCGTAGAGCAATACTGCCAATGCCACATATGCCGTAAATTCAATTGAAAGAATTGCTTCCATCATTGAATACCTCCTCTAATGATAAAAGTGAGTAACGCTCCCACGATACCGCCGATAATAAGTCGTAAAATCCACGTTGTGTTGCTTTTGATCGCTGAAATATCTTCGCGCATGTCTTTAATGTTTGATTCCGCCACCGCTAAACGAGTTTTGACATCGACCATGTCATCACGGAGCATTGTCACATCTGCTTCCAGTTTTGCGACACGTTGTTCCAATCAAATCACGCCTTTCTAACAAATATCAAAAAAAGCCTTATTTCCGTACTTCTCCGCTAATTTGAGCCAATTCCTGTTTCAGTTTCTTTATCAATGTCGGTCGACTTTCACCGAATGTCGCCTCGATTTGAAAACCGCCTGGTTCGTATATTTCTTTTATTTCGGTGATGCGCGCATCCCTTGTCACTCCCCATTCCCTGTTTTGGATTGTCACTATATCACCTAGATTGTAGTCCTTTTCGTACTCGAATGGTGAGTTGGTAAGAATCTGGCCTTCAAGGAAGAATTCCTGGGCAAACTTCGCTAATTTTTGCTGTCCTCTCTGTTGCAACTTTGCGATAATTTCAGCTTCTGGGAGTGCTTGCTGATTTTCGTCTTCCTCCGATATATCTCTAGCATCAATAAATGTTTCAATACGCGATAGTCCTTCTGCGTCTCCAATTTCAACTACACGTCTGTCTTCTCCTTCCCCCTGTCCTGCGATATATCCATAATTCTTGTAGTTATAGTCGGATTCTACAAAAGACAATTGCTTCAAAGATTCAAATTGCGGACTAAAAATAACAGGCGGATTCTCTGTCTGATTGACCGTGAGATTCCGCCCTTCATATACGTCAAATATCCATTTTTTCTGCTGGAAGTCGAGAATAACATCCCATCCAAGCCCGCTAGCTTTCGAGATTTCAACAAGCTCCTCTGCAAGATTTTTGAAACGAGATTCCCAACTGATTTGTGAACCACGCTGTTGGTCAGAAGCAAGAACGAGCATGTCAATTTTCCGTTTCACATCAGTCGGATTAACAACGTGATTGTTAACGTAGTGCTTCATGATCGTTTCGGCAGTACCATTTGCTCGGTCGTGGCTATCGCCAGCAGGAGGAACAACAAGCCGTTGCGCCACAATTCCTTTCAACGCAATGCCTTTCACCAACCATGTTTCTGACGCTTTCCCGCCTTCATCAAGCGTAATTTCGCGATGCTTGATGATACCAACCTTGTTTCTGCTTGCTCCTAGCATGATGAGATTTCCTCGTCGAAGAAGTTCCGCATGTCGCTTATGCCTGTTAATACGCAGCTCAAATTCCCCGACTTCGTGCCAGCGTCTTGTGAATAGTAACGATTCATAGTCATCAATTTCGGCGAGTAAATCAAGTACCGATGTCAAAATCCGAATTGGTTTCATGTTTCACCACCTAATAAAAAACACCGTTATAAAATCGGTGTTATGTCGCATTATCGTCCGAATATTCATTTCTGCAAGCTATTGACTACTTGCGTAACCACTTCTTTGAGGTTAAATAAATTAGGCACTTGATCGAGCGTATATGTGCCGTTTAAGACAAGACTTACCCAAACTTTTACAAGACCGCTGTTTTCAGTGAATACCATTTTACATACCTCCATTCATTGTCGCTAATAGTAATGTCAATTCTACTACTGCTTGTTGCGTTTCTTTTAACTGCTCCGTCAACGGCTTTTGATACACCGGCTCATGCGGTTCGGTTGCGTTCGGGTCGGGATACGAAAACTCTAATTCTAGCGTTTCAGGATTAACCCGAAAGCCGTTACATTGGGCAAAATCTTCAGCGTATTGACCGTATTCTAACTGAATAACGCCAACCGTATCACGTACACGCTCTTTTAACGCTTGGTATGTTTCAAAATCTTGGTCAATAGTCGTTTCTTGAACATATCCAACCATTTCGCCTGTGTCGAGAATGACGTTGCCTGTTGCTTTATCGAAATAAATTTTTCTGCCAATTTGATTTATCATTTTATCCCTCCTTATTCAATTGCTATCCAATCAATAGTAACGTTTTGTGAGTAAACGATATTAAATCCTCCAGTTTGAAGAATAATCTGAGAGTTTGCTCTATACCCGTTTATCGGAGGATTAGAAAATAGTGACGATTTACCATTAAAATTTCCAGCAGCTTCTTCAAATGAACTTATATAACATACTACATATTTTGGGTTAAAAGCTAATCCTGTAACGGAAACATTGTTATTATTAGTGATAGAAACTGTTCCACTCGCCCATCTTTTCCCTTCTATTAACACCCCCGTAACTCCAAAAATACTTACGCCTTGTCTAATGTTTGCTGGTATAAAATCCGGATCATATGTGTATATTGAACCAAAACCTAAACCATTTTTACCTGATTCGTAATAACCTGTTTGCGGCTCTACGCACAGACCACCGCCTCCATCGCCCTTCGCGCTTAATGCACTGATATAGTTCCCTCCGTTTGCGGCAAATGTTCTGTTTGGCATTGTACCTGTTTGTAGACCGTTAATGTTCGTGAAAGTCTGTCCACTTAATACATGTTGTGGCTGGGCTGTGCCCTCACCTCCTTCACCCTGTAAGATAAAATTTGTACCATTGTATCTCAAAGTATAAATTGAACCTGCTTTAAGGTTTCCAGCTGCCACATCGTTGCCGTTTGGTTTCTTAATAGCTTTTGCACCTAGCCCGTTCACGTTGATAGTGGCTGGTCCCGTATTGTCCACATTTATTTTTACTGCAATAGCCATACCCTCAACGTAAGATGTTGGGGCAGGGTTGAGTGTAACTGTATAGGTGTTCGCTGAACCACTTGCTACTGCGTAAGCAGGATGCTTCACATAATCAGCCGAATGTTCACTAACCTTTTGGTCAGCATATGCTTTTGCGTTCGTTTCCGCTTGGTTGGCTTTCGCCTGTGCTCCGCTTGGTGTTTCAAATCCCTCGTTTTGCACTGATTGAAAATAGGTGTCCCACTCGTTTTGCGTTTGTGTGAACCAATTGGACCAATTTGCGTTGAAAGTCGTTGTTGCAGTTGCGAACCAATCATCCCAATCTTGCTGGAACTCGGCTGTTTTGGAGTTATACCATGCTTGGAATTGGTTAAATATCTCTGTTGTATCGGCCTGAATGAGTGAGTTTACGAGTCCACACACGTTCGTGTCGAGTCGTTCATCAGTCACTTGAAATCCCTCAATAAACGATTTCCCTGCAATGACTTCCACTTGCGCAAGCGAGATTTCGTATACATTGTCATTTCTTGTTAGTACAGGTGGTGTCGGTGTTGCGCTTGGTGTTCCCTTCAACACAATCGCTTCAATCGAACGTTTTTCAAGGCTTTTGTCCAATCTCAAAACAATACGGTCAATACGATTAAGTGTCGGGTCGGCAGTGTCAATAGTGAGTGTATGACCGTCATACACTTTGTACATGTATCCTTGAATCCAGGCGTAACCATCAGCAATATTGACATTCATATTTGTCCCATCGGCTGTGACTTGCAAGTTGGTTCCACCGTTAAAAATGCCATCTGTCAGCACTCGACGGAAGTATTCAGCGAATTCATCGGCTGTATATTCCCGTGGATCCTCAACCGTTGAGTCAAAAAAGCCGCTTTTTTCCGGCATTTGCTTCACCTCTTTATACGCTCAAGTATCTGTTTTTATATGAAACAATGACTCTCGATTTTGTAGCATCACTGTCTGAGCCGTATTCAACGATATTGTCACCTTGTACGAGTTGCCAAAATGTGCTTTCAAGATCAATCCAATTGAATACGTTGGTTGTCGTGCCATCTTCATTTTCAATTGTGACACTTTTGTTTCCAAAGTCAGTAGTTATGACAAGTTTGTCTGTTTCTACAAGTGTTCGATTGACTTTAATAAATTCGTTTGTTGTTCGGTTCCATACAACTGGATTGGTTGCAGGACCATAGAATTCAATCGTGACAGGCGTTGCAACATCGCCTTGATTGTACAAAACCTTTTTAAATCCCCGATGAGCAAACATAGTTCCAAGTCGCAAAGGAAAAGAAAGTCCTCCCAAGATATACGACATTTTTTCACTCGTACTAAATTCATCGAGCCAAAACGGCTCCGGACAAACTAAATGCACAATTGCTTTTTGAAAGATAGGTCCGTGATTGTCTTTTCCGCTTGGAAAAGTAGGTACTCCATCCGGCACTGCTTCTATTTCACGCACTGTTGTCCCGTTTTCATAACGAAGAATCCCCTTCCCTAGTTTAGGATTGAAGACGGAAGCAAAAAATTGGCGTTGTTGTAAAAGTGTTGGTTTATCTGCCGCCAGAATCACAATTTCTAATGAGATAGCACGCTCTTGCAAAACAGAATCAATGTATGTGCTACCGTCCTGGAATGGAGCCTTTTGTGTTTGAATATCAGCGTCCACGTCGCCCAATCCTTCGATTGATTGTAAAAGAAAAGGAGCTGATGATTTCAGCTCCACTGATTGTCCTCTTGCGTTTGTAAAAATGATTCGCTGCATATTATAGCCCCCATTCCATCGCTAGCTGACGAGAGACTTGGAGATTTTTTCGAGCAACTTCAGACGGCGTTGGCGCAGTTGAGTGGAAATGGAAGTGATTTTCGATTTTTGCACCAGCCACTTTTGGAACGTTGATTGTTGCTGTAGCAGGGCTGACAACACCTGAATAGCCCGCGACATTTGGAATCGTCGCTTGTGCCATTCGGTTGGTTGCAGACAGAACAGCGCTCATATTTCGTTCGATTCCTTCTGCCAAACCGATTGGTATCCACTTCCCGATCTCGTCACGCATGACGCGAGATGGAGAGTTGATATCGAGTGCATCACGCAACGCATTTTTCACAGAATCAGCAATAGACTTCACCTTTTCCCAAAGTGCGCTAGCCATTGATGAAATACCATTTATAAGCCCTTGGATGATGTTACGTCCTATTTCGCGTAAATCGATATTAGCAAGAAATTGTTGCGCCGCATTCCACACATCAACAATTGTGTTTTTCATTGAGTTCATCCATTCGGATACAGAATTCCACATGTTTTTGAAACCGTTGACCACAGTCGTCTTAGCAATCTCTACAGCTGTTGAAAAAAACGATGTGATACCATTCCATATCGTCGTTACCGTGTTACTTACAGCCGTAAATACAGTTGATGTTACCGACTTGATTGTTTCCCATGCCACGCTGACATAGCCCTTTATCGCTGACACCGCGCCGTTGAATATCAATTTTATACCTTCCCATATGCTATTAAGTGCGTTTTTCAAGTTTTCGAAAATTGCTTTTGCATCATTTTTTAGCCCCTCGAAGTCACCTGTCACAAAGTCAACGATGAGAAGGACGGCGCCGAGAAAGATGTTTTTAATGAACTCCCATACGCCACTGAAATACTGCTTTAGCCCCTCAAAAATCATTTGTAAACCATTTTTCATGCCATTGAACAGGTTAGTCACAACAGTAATAAAAGGATTGAGAATAGTAATCACAGCATCCTTTATCGCGTTCCATACGGTTGTTGTAACTTGTTTAATACTTTCCCATGTAGAGATAATAAACTCTCCTATTTGTATCCATGTCGTTTCAAAAAACTGCTTAATACCGTCAAGTGTTGAGTTGAACCACTCTCTGATACTACCCCATATTTCAATTGCTTTCGCCTTGATTGTGTCCCAATTCTTGTAGACCGCTACACCAATCGCGATGAGTGCCGCGATCGCTGCAACCGCAATACCAATCGGCCCCGTCAATACAGCTAGAGCCCCACCTGCCGCCGCAATTGCTCCACTAACAGCACCGAACGCAGCTGTAAGAGCACCGATTCCACTTGCCGCCGCGCCGACAATTGCAAGCACCACACCGATTGCTGTGACTAAACCAGCAATCACTGCCGTAATCGCTGCACCAATCGCAACAAACTTTTGTGTTGCTGGCGAAAGGTTGTTGAACCAATCTACAAGTCCCTGTAATGCTTTTACAAGCACTTCAATAGCTGGTGTTAACGCATTCCCGATCGTGATTTGTGCTGTTTCGAAAGCGCCTTTTAATTCCTCTATGCGCCCTTTTAAGTTGTTCATCTTTTCTTCCGATACTTGCGCGGCTGTCACCTTGCTCATTTCGTTGTACATATTCTTGATTCCGTCAGCGCCCTCTTTGTAGAGAATATTCGCCGCACGGATAGCGTCTGAGCCAAACATTGTATAGAGTGCATTTTGTCTTTGTTCAGAGTTCAATCCTTTTAAGGCGTTTTGTAAAATCCCAGCTATATCAGCCATTGACTTGATATTTCCGTTTGCATCGAAAAATGAGTTAGCGCCATCTTTTGTGATAATCCCTAGCTCTTTCATCATTCCTGCCGCCGCGTCCGATTTAGGTATGAGGTTGCTCAACATTGTCTTGAGCGACGTACCAGCATCTGAGCCTTTTAATCCGTTGTTCGCGAATAGAGCCAATGCCGTTGTTGTATCCTTGAAACTCAACCCAAGTCCTGACGCTACAGCTGCTACTTGCGCCAGCCCATATTGCAACTCTTTTACGCTTGTCGCTGAAGCGTTTGCGCCGCCAGCAAGTAAATTCGCTGCGTCACTGACCGACAGAGAATCGGCTTTGAAGGCATTGAGTGCCGTTGACGCGATTTCTGCCGCCTCTGCCAAGTCTAATTCCCCAGCAGTCGCAAGAGAAAGCGCGCCTTCTAATCCACCCTTCACGATGTCATCAAGCGAAACACCCGCTTTAATGAGTTCTTCAATGCCTTGCGCCGCTTCTAAACCGCTGTATTTTGTCTTCGCACCCATCTCAATCGCAAGTTGCTTCAATTGCTCCATCTGTTGTCCCGTCGCTCCTGACACGGACTTGATCGACGACAATTGTGCTTCAAAATCCATTGATTTTTTCGTTGCAATTCCTAGAGCCCCGCCAATTGCAAGTGTTGCCGCTCCGAATGACGTAGCCAATTCCTGGCCAACAGCTTGCATGCGTTGTCCTATTTCTTGCGCGCGTTGACCAATCGCGTGTAACTTGTCTTGTAGCTGTCCCCAAGTGCTTGTATTTTGCTTGATTGAACCATTTGTTTCATCTAACCGACTTTGTAAACTACGCAATTGCCCTTCCGTTTTCTCAATTTCACGCTGAAATGCACGATATTGTCCCTCGCTAATCTCACCGCGTTGAAATTGCTCATTGACTTGTTGTTGTACCGATTTCAAGCGATTGAGTTTTTCGCTCGTGTTTTCGATCTGTTGCGCGAGAAGCTGTTGCTTTTGTGCAAGCAGCGTTGTGTTTGACGGGTCGAATTTCAACAATCGCTCGACTTGACGTAATTCGCTCTGAATATCCTTGCTCTTTTTATTGACATCTTCCAGAGCTTTCCCTAGTTTTGTGGTGTCACCTGATATAACTACTGAGATTCCTCTTACCGTTTCCGCCATTTTTTCACCACCTTTACGCAAAAAACGCATCTATATCAGCTTGTGTTGCCATTCTTGACTTGCTTTTATGATCTTCCGCCAACTCATCGACATATGCTAAAAGGTCACGTATGCGGAGTTCGTTGATTTCATCAAAAGAAAGACCAGCGCGTTTCCCGACCGCAAGTAACTTCAAGTCGAGACGTGCTTGTTGTACATCACTTTGTGTTTCCGACGTTTCTTCCGCTTCGACGAAAAAACCCGTCCGTCGCCTCGTCCATGATTGCACCCATGACAGTAGTGTCTGAGAAGTCGATTGATTCTAAGCTTGATATCCACGTTGTGAAGTCAGGGAACGGCTTGCCCACTCCTTCATGTGCTTTTGCCAGCGCCCATGCAATTTGGAGAAGAAGAACACTATCGAATGTAGAAGGGTCATCTGCAAGGCGCTGCATTTTCATCATGTCGCCGATGAGGTCACTGTTGAATGCTTGTTTATAGTAGAGAAGGGCTAAAGGTGTCGCCTTTAACCCGATTTGTTGATTACCAATCTGAATTGTTCTCATCTATTACGCCCCCGCTCCTGGCACTGTCACAGAATTAAAGAAATTGTTGTACACAGTTGCATTCGTGTCGTTTAACTCAATCACACCACGCACCACATTTTTACCGTTGATTTCAATCGGCAAAATACGAATACTCAATGTGTCCGTATCCGGTTTTAACGACTCCGCCCTTGTGTTGAGTTCTTTAGACGGTCTACTGGCTTTGCAACGGTAATAGACAAAGCGACGGTTTTTCTTGTCGCCGAGAATTTGACCGAGCAAAGCAAATTCTTTTGGCTCTCCGTCTGTTGTTTCAACGAGCATTCCGTTTGTGTCAATCGTCCATCCTAACATTTCTGCCAACACATCGTCAGGAATGTTAGCCATCTCAAGTTCTGCCGTGTAACCGTTGTTGCTCGTATAGGTGAAGTATGGTCCATTGTCAGCATAAAATGTTGTTTCATCGCCCTCTGGCTTCGGACTGAACTTCACAGCTCCTGGCAGTGGGATTGGCGTTTCCCACGCTGGCTGTGTCGGATTGTCAACATCGACGAACGCAATGTGAACCTTATCAAGACCAAACGTGACTTTATTTGCACTCATACTTTTAACCTCCTAATATCTGAATCTCATAAACGATTTGAAACAATTTCTCACTGTCGAGATATGCTTCAAACTTTCGATACGGCAAGCCTAGTTCTTTGAGCTTGTCCTGTACTTTTTGTTCAGCAGTTAAATCTTTTTTTACCGTGTATAACTCAACTTGAAAATCATCAATCACAACATAGTTAACATTGTCGGCAATAAGATCGTTAGAATAAGCGAACTGATACGTGATAAAAGGCGGTGTGACAGGGCTGGTAAACGCTCCATATGCGACAGGATAGCCGATGGATTTTAAGGCTTGATATAACTCTGATTGTGTCATCTTAACCACCATTTTCAATAATCCGTTTCAATTCGTCTGGCAACGCCGCACCGTACTTGTCGTATGCTGGTCGTAAGTGCGGGCGTTCCTTCACTCGTCCCTCACCGTTTGCTTTCACGTGGCCAAATTCCAACAAATGCACACGGCGATAGTGCTTCTTATTCCAAATGATACGCCGCGCCACTCCGTAGCTGTCGTCTTTCGTGATGACGAACGTTTTCGCGTACTCCCCCGTCCGTTTTGGAGCTAGGGCTTGCGCTTCTTTCAACACTTCACGTGCTGTTTTTTCAACCGCTTTTCTCACGCCCATTTCTACATCTTCCGTGTATTCTCGTATCGCTTGTGTGAGCTCGTCCGCAAGTCTATCAATCGGGATATTAGCCATCTGCCGCCACCCTTTCGCATGTAATCTCAATTTCCTCAAAATCCGTAGAGTATGTTCGAATCACCCTGTACCTAGCACCTTCAAATTCTACCTCTTGTTCTCCGTCGTACTCATAGCCATGAATCACAAACACGATGGACGGCTTTAACCCTGCTGTCGCAGCACTATAGAATTCATTTCTGCCCACTGATTTTACGTTGCAAAGAACCGTTTTACGTGTTTCAGTCGGTATCCGATTGCCGATTTCGTCCTCAATAAATGCTTGTGAAATTAAAACAAGCTCATAATCGTAGGTCATTTAAAATCCACCTACTTTTGGTATTTTCCTTGCACTCCTCTAAGGCTTCTCTCGTACTGCCTAGATCGTGTAGAATGCAAAGCATCACGCAAATGCCTTAGAGTATCCTCATTTTCTTTGCACTTAAATTCGCTATTTTGGAAATGCTCTAATTGATCAATGCAAATGAGTAATAAATCCTCTATAAATATCCCATTTAATCCTTCTTCTTGCACGAGACCTTTCTGAAATTTAATAACTGCAGCAATAGAGCCCGTCGCCTTATGCTCAATTTCATAGCTAACCGGGGAATTGAATTCTATTTTTCCCCTGTTGATTCTAGTGTGCAAAGTCTCCATTCTTACACTCTCCCCTGTTTTAGACTGTATTTCCTGCATGGATCATGAGATTATGCAGCCGGTACTGCAAATGTCTCGGCATAGCTCCATCACTGTCGCGGCTTTGGTAGCGCCATGTTGCGTAGTCAACAACAAACATCAAATGATAAGGGTTGGCACCATCCAGCACCAACCCTTTTTCGTCTTCAAGCTCTTTTATGACACCATCGACAATAGCAGTGATGTACATATCACGGACGTTTGTACGGATACCAAGTCGCTCTTTGACGAGCGAAACCACCGCAGCTGTATCCATTATTCATCGCCTTCTTTCACTTCTGCGATTAACGGTTCACCATGTAAATTTTTGTTTGTTGATAGTTCCTCAACACGTTTTTTTGTCGGTTTATAGCCTTTTCGAGGGTATTCATCGCCGACGCGATAAATACGTTGTCCATCTTGCAAGTCTTTAAAGCTTTTCACCACCACATACCTAGCCATTTAGGCATCACGCTCCTGCTGGGTCAGTGATTGTTACCAGAACAAACGCTTCAGGCTTCACCGGTTTTCCGTCAAAACGACCTTTCCCTCTGAACGCTGTCTGATCTTCCGTAAATTTCACGTGAGTAGAGCTGTCGATTGTGATGCTCTCGCGTTCAACAAGTGTGTATTGTTGAAACTCGCCGAACAATACTGTATCGTCGTCTAAGAAGTTGTTAAACACAACACGCAATCCAAGTAAGTCCGGGATACGAAGATTAGGTAATTTACCAACAACATTACCATTAGAATCAACTTGAATGCTGAACTCCACTAAACGATTGTAGTAAGTAGAACGTTTCATCACAGCGACAATTTCACCCACGCTATCCGTACCAGTATCAATAAGACCGATTTGCTTCACGAGATTTTTGAGTAGATTGTTGTCGGCCTCAATTGTCACTTGATTTTGTGCCGGCAAACTCGGGATGATTCCTAACGGTTGTTTATTTGTTGCTCCCGTTCCTTTGACAATCCCTAAGTCCAACGCCTTCGCAATTGCGCGAGCGATTTTTTTTGTTACATACTCATCGAGATTGATGATGCTATCCTGCAGTAAATAGTTATCCACGAACGTTACTTTACCAACTTTAAATCCATCGAAATCAACGCTCGCAATCGTTCCAACATCACCAGTAGGTAGTGCTCCGGCTTGTTCAATCCATACGGCCGGCGATGTGTCTGTATCAACAAGAATCCGTGTTGTTCCCTTGACGCGGATTTTATCGACTAACGGATACAACGTTGTATAATCGCCCATAATATCCATAATGCGATTTACAACAACTTCTGGAATGGTTAATTCACCACCGGATACAGCTCGTAAATTGCGAAACTTCTCGTAAAATTCAATAACATCGTTCCGTCTGTAGTATTCACCTGTCTTTAATAATTCGCGTACTTGTAAACGGTTCATACCTTCAACATCCCCTTTCAAGTTATCATCTTCACTTCGCTTTTGTGTGATAGGTGTCTTGCTGTTCAATTGCTCAAGTTCACCTTCTAACTGAGCAATCTCTCCTTCTAGTTTCGACTTTTGTTCATTCAACTGACCTCGTTCTTCTTCGAGTTTAGCAACTTCTTCTTCGACCGCTGCAACTTCCTCTTCCGTCTGTGCCTCCTCAATCGCCTTTTCTAAATCCATTGCACGCGTTTGCAATTCCAATTCACGCGTTAATAATCCCTCAAGTGTCGCTTTTCGTTGCTCAATTTTTTTCGTGAGCATTAGCTGTCTTAAAGCCATATTTCACACGCTCCCTTAATTCATGTTTTCGCTGTTCTAACTGTCGTTTTTTATGCTGCTCATATTCTTTCATCCTGGCTTGCACGCTCGTATCTTCATAAGCCGGAAAAGTAACGACGGAAACTTCAAAAAGGTCAACTTTTTTTAATGTCCACTTCACCGTTCCGTCCTCTCGAAACTCCACTTCCTCTTCAATGATATTGAAGCCGAACGAACACTGATCGACATCACCTCGTTTCACACGCTCGTATAAATTCACCGCATCCGTATCGTTCGGATTGATTTTGATTCGTCCCCACAATCCACGACTATCCACTTTCAATTCGAGTGTTCCTGCTTTATTTCGTCCAAGAACAAGCGATGTGTCATGATTGATTAGTGCCCTGATGTCATTACTCAATGTATCATTGAATGCTTCTGGCGCAATCTCCTCGTATGCTCCGCGGAACAACTCCGTTTCTCGATTGAACACAGCAAAATAGCCCTCAATGTACATTTCATTGTCTTGCTCCGCTCGCGTCGCGGCGATATTCGTCTGTAGACTCCGTGTCTGTTTAACCGTTCGTTCCACTACTATCACCACCTTTCAATTTGTTTTGGTCGCCAATTTTGTCAAGAGGGATATAGTTTTCTAGGATGACTAGTTCGCTCAATCCTTTGCGTGGTGATAACCCTATCCAGTCACGAACCTCATTTCCCGTCATAATCCCACGGACATACATATTAGAACCAACATCGGCAAGCTCCTTTAAATCGTAAGCATATAGAGAGCGAGGATTAAATTTGAAATAAAGGTCGGGACTGATGAGAAGTTTTCTTGTCAGTTCCTGTTCAATCCCTTTCGCAATTGGTAGAATCGTTGAGTTGATGAAATTGTTATATTCATCCTTTTGGTACTCGCCTACACCAAGTAAAAAAGCTGGCACCCCAAAAATGCCAGCTACTGTCCTCTTATCCAATTCAACTGCTTCATTGATCGCTATGTCTTTTAAAGATAACGGTTTTACTTGCTCAACCTCCAGAAATTCAGCAGGAATAATCCAAGGCTGTCCGGCTTCGGACCGTTTGAGGTACATATCAAAAACCTTGTCACGGCCCTCCTCACTTGAAAGTTCTGCCGTATTAGCATCCACTTTAACTATTAAGCTAGGCATATACTTTCCGCTCATAAAACTTTTTTTAGTTGCCGTGGCTTGCCTTAAATTCTGCACAATCTCCTTCAGTACCACGCGGTATCCGCGTCCCATATACGGTCGTTCCGGATCTGGATTGATGATGAAATGTAATACTTCATCATAGTTATACATTTTCCCTTGATATACCACCTGGTATGATTCATCCTTTTCCATAAAAGTAACGCGCGATGGTGATAATGGAATTAATTCGTCAATAAGCCCATCAGACGTATATTTAGGAAAAACAATGCTATTACCATCTCCATCTAAAAGCATAGTATAAACGATATTGTACATCCATGACTTTCGTGTCATCAGTGAATATGGATTGACATCAATTTTACGCGCCAATTCATTGCGTACTCGTATATCTCCATCTTCTGTATTTTGCATAAGATAAATAGTCATGGACGAGATAAGGTCGGCAATTTTGTGAACCGCCATTCTCACTTCTGGATTATCTGATAGCCTAATATACCCCGGAACAAGAATAGATGTATCTTCTCCGCTCATAAACAACCCTACATATGTCTGTGTATCAGCTCTAATCTTTTTCCACCGCGTAAAAATTCCCATCTTCTCATCCTCCATTCAACCATTTCGTGGCTGTTGTGGCTTTTTCCATATTTTCAAGCATGCGTATAGCCGCAAAAACCGTAGCATCAAAAATGTCTATACGGTGCTTATCCTCAATTTTCTCATATTGCACCATGTCATCGGTTTTCTCGATTGCATGAACGTTTTGCACGCAGTATTCAAACGCCTGTGAATGTAAGTAATAAAACTTCCCGTCTTTCACTTGTTTTTCAATCCGCCTAAATCCTTCCGATTTTTTGTAATAGTATTGCGGCTGATCGACAATATTAAACCGCTTGCGTTTCATTTCCATAAAGAATTCACGGCCAAACTTCCGGTCAAAGCCCACTTGTTTAATACGGAATCCTTTCGCCCTCATGTTTTCAAACCACTTGACGATATCCGAATGATTGACAGTAGGTGTATTGGTCATCGTGAGCCAGCCATCATCCTTCCAGCCGAAGAGAGGAATGTTGTCTTCTTCTGCCTTTCTCGTCGCAGCTACAATCGGGAACCACGCATGAGTGATTGCTATATCAACACCATTGTAGTTTCCATAGAGCGCTGTTGCGGTCAAATCGTGCAATTTAGAAAGATCCGCACCGCCAAACCAGTCGATGTTTAGTTTTGCAAGCTCATCGATAGTCCAATTGTATTTCCGATCCGATTTCTTGAATTCGTCAATGTTGAAATATGCCTTCATCGATGACGTGTAGATGTTCAACGATTTAGCCAGGAAATCTTTCCGTTGCTGTGGGTCATTTTGTGCCTGGAGCGCATCGTTCATCATGTCGTCCGGACGAATCGTCACACCATAATTCGGGTTGGCCTTCTCATGTTCAATAGGGTTCGTGTAATCCACTTCGCCGTTCTCATCTTCGTCTGCCTTGCAAATGAAAACAAAATACGCTTCATCGGTGACAGTGCCGTCCAGAATCTTTTTGCAATATTGCAACCTCTGATAACAAAAGCTCGTCATGTCATCCCCGGCTGTCGTAATTCCAATCATGAGCTTATTCGTGTAAGCTTTCATTGCTTCTTTGATGATATTGTATTGCTTCGGTGTTTTATAAGCATGGATTTCGTCCGCAATTCCAATGTTACAGTTCAGCGAATCCTGTTTGTCCGGGTTTGCTGCTAACGCCCGAATGTAAATCGAACCATCGCCAATTTCACCACTTATGCTATGCTCTTGGTTGTTATTGAGAATGCGGAAGTTTTGTTCTTCTCCCATCTGTCGCAGGTTGAATAAAATGAATTCAAACGATTGTAGTGATTGCTGTAACGCCGCACTTGTAATGTAAATTTTTGAACCTGATTGCCGTTCTAACAACGCGAGCGCCCATGCAATGCCAGCAATGAAACTTGTTTTCCCGTTTTTACGCGGAATATAAATAAACGCTTCCTTGAATCTCCTAATTTGTGTGCCTTTGTGATAAAAACCTAGCAAGTTGTAAACGATAAACTTCTGCCAATCTTGTAATAAAAACGGTTTACCAAGTAACGGCGTGCCATCTAGCATTTCCCCTTGCTTATGAACGAATGTTTTTTCGATAATTTGGATGACAAACTCGGCTTCTTTCGGGTTGAAATCGTACTTTGAGTTTTTTAAATCTTTCAAAAAACGCTCGGCGGACTGTTTTAACTCCCGACACGCTATTTTACGACCTTCAACTATGCTTTTTACATATCCCATCACCACATCATAATTTTTGAACTTTTTTTTCATGACAACTCACTTAAGACCTGAGCTAATTTTGATTTATTTTGTTGTTCTACCGTAATTGATTCGAATGATTTTGGATTTAAGCATAGTCGGTCGGAATACGTAGCAATGTCCTTTCGTAAACTTTCCATCGCCGTGTAAAGAGGGGTCTTTCTTTCATTCGTCGCTCCGGCTTTATTTGTGTAAAGCTCCGTGATCTTGTAGCCACTCTCGGCAAATTGTTCTTCAAATACATAGTATTGATGCAACATTCCAGCAAAAATCTCGATCATGCGGTCATATTCCTTCTTGTATGTGCCGAGCGATTTCATCTGTCGTTTAATCTCTGAAATGAACACTTTTTTCGTTTTGGCCACATTATCACCCCTTTTCCAAAAAACATTGCACACTTGGAAATGCCTCCCCTGCGCCGGTCCCCGAGTGATCGTCTGTAAAATTTTTAAGAGGGGGGATTATTTTCTAAATAATGGCTGATTCGTTCCACCCACTGCATTCCTTTTTCCGAAAGCTCATCAGTATTTCGATTGTGCATTGCTTCATGACATTTGTTACAAAGGCTGATAAGATTCCAGCCCATCAATTTATATTCTGGTCTTTGTTCCAAAGGCATAATGTGATGAACCATCGTTGCTTGTGTTGCCTTCCCGTATCGCTTGCACTCTTGGCATAGATACTCATCCCGTCGCAGTATTACTTCACGTTTTCTTTTCCATTGCTTTGTTTTATAGAAGTTCATGCTATCAACCCCAAACAAAAAAGCACCCCGAAGGATGCTAAATTTATTTACGCCTAATCGCCCCACGCACTCGCTTGTACGTGTCTCTTTTCACACCCATAATGTCGAGCCAATCGCGATGACTCAATCCTTTTCTTTTCTTTTTCGCCTTTAATTTCTTTATCTCATCATCTGATAAATGGTCACATAACTTATACATCCTCATCACCCCATGCATAAAATAAGTGCCTAGCATATGACTAGGCACTCAAGAAAAAGGAGGACTTCACATATTAGTGGCATTTACACGACAAAAACAGCCTCATCCGCACATGCAGAAGAGGCTTTCTTTGATTCGCTTTTTAATTTTTCTTTCAGCGCGTTCAATCATCGTTTGGACACTACTTGACGATATACATAGATAATTTGCTATTTCACTGTAAGTCAGGCAATATCCTCGCGACATGAGATACACTTCTCGTTCTCGTTCAGTTAGCACCGATAAAGCATCCTCGATTCGTTCCCGATCCCAGCTCGTAATGACGCTTTCTTTCTCGTGATCGTCCCATTCGTAAGTAGGTTCGGTTGAACGGAAATATTTTTGCATCAATAACGGGTCAAATGGTTTTTCACGTTGATAAGCCGCGCGACGCTCGATGCCTCTTTTATGACCAGGATGTCGACCGGTTGTAAGCCATTCGATGACAAATTCGAGGTCGACAATTATTTGACGAATAATGGTCTTATCTTGTTCTGGCGCACGCTCAAGTAACTTCTTCGTATCCTTCAACGTTTGTTTATATTCTCGCAAGAGCTCATCCATTGATGCCTCCTGTGTTATGTGTGAGTGGTTACAGATGTTTTAAAAATCATCTGTAACCCTCAAAAACGTTGATATATCAATAGTTTGAGATATTTATTTTAGAAGTTACAGATTACTTCCGAAAAAACTTTTTATTTTTTTATCTTCTATTTTTGAAGTTATATTTATTTTAAAGTTTATTTGACTATTTATCTGTAACCTTAATAAAAAAATAATAAAAAAATATTGATATATCAATAATTATAAAGGTTACAGATAAATTTTGGAAGTGTAACCCCATTTTATGTAAAAACATTCAGAAGTGTTGAAATATCAATGTTTTTAAAAGAAATGAAAGGTTACAGATGTTTCATTGATCTGTAACCATATCTGTAACCTTTTGATAGTATCGAATCGGTTTGCCATTAATTTTTCTAACTTTAGTTTCATACCCCACATTCGCCAATCTCCGTCCAAATTCAACCTTCCCCACTTCACGTAAACCATTTTCGAAACAAAAGGCAACATATGCGTTATATACATCTTTTGCTGGACGATTCAAAATCAAATGCTGATTTTCACTTTCAAACGCTAGTACACTATCGCTCGCAATAAAGTATTCTTTCGTTTTCGCTTGAATCGTCAAGCTATCGGTTAATTTACCGCCATTCGCCTTGATTCGCTGAATACCTTCAAGTGCAAGGCGCAAAATGTAGCTTTTTGCATTCGGCGATGATAATTTACGATCCAAGTCCAAATCGCGGCGTTTGACGTGATTGTCACAAGGAATGACCACAACACGCCGAGCGATACCGCCGGACTTGTCTTTAAAGGTCGGCATGTCGTTACATGTAAAAATCAGCGTAGCTCGGTTTTTTAATTTAAACGGCTGTTGGTAAATCGGGCGAACCATGATTGGATCGCCAGAAGCGAGCGTTTTAAAGTTTTTCGACTGTTCCATATAACTTGCGTCGATGTCATCACCGATGTTAACGAGCTTTCCTTCTAAAAATGCTACACTTGTCGCGTCGTTAAAGTCATTTAACGTGAGTTGTGACGCTAACTCTCCTGCAAATTCATTAATCATTTTTAAAAATGTGCTTTTTCCATTGTTTCCTTTATGTCCTTGAAAGAAAAAGACAATATGCGGAAAGGAATGAGTCATCAAAATATGACCAAACATTTCTTCAATAACCATACGCAAGTCTTTCCGATTCATTGTGAAAAAATCTAAGAATTGATCCACGTGCTCGTCATAAGCACCATCTTGGTATTGCACATCTAAGTAATAAGGAGTAAACCCATAATCAGCTTCAATGACTTCCCCGTCATCGATAATATAGCCGCCTGGGAGTTTAATCGGAAAGTCTTGTTCTTCGATGTATTCAGCCTTGATTTTAAACAGTTCGATCAATTGTTTATGCTGGTTTGGTTTTAATTTAATCAGCTTATCAATTTCTCGTAGTAGTTTATTGTCATTGTGTACATAATGATCGTCTTGTTTAAAATACAGCTTTTGCTGATAGTATTTAATGTCTAAGCGTGAAACGAGCACTTCACTTGTCATAACAATATCTTTTTCGTTGAGAAATTGAACAGCTTGTCCTTTTTTCTTTTTTTCGTATGTTTGGTTAACGGACTCAATGACGTGGATAAGTTCTTTCCCTAAAGGTTCGCCAAATACAAATTCGTCAATAAAATGAGCCAATTCTTCAATAAACGCATCGTCTAACTCATACATTTCTTTCGCTGTAAGCAAGTGTGTGAACAACGCCGAATTGCGTCCTTGGTGCTCTACAAGCCCCGTTAACGCATGTTTTAAGTGCATCGGATATAAATAGACCGGAAGCATCGGAAGTGCGCTCAAATCGTCTAAAAAATGCCCATTTTGCATCGGGCGCAATTTACCTTTTTGTTTAATAACGGCTGCGGACTTTTTCCCTGTCTTGTAATCAACATTTACCCCAGAAACCGTTAATTTGCCGGTCCAGTTTTTAATCATGACGCCTTTTGGTTTCTGATAATACAAATGGCAACCGCGGCTGGTTTCCACTCGCAAAGTAGGAAAGAGGCGAAAGAGTTTTTCAATCGCCTCATTTTGTTCGTCAAAATCGACGACTACGATCGAATTGTTGAGCAAGACGGCGGCATCGTGATAATGTTCGTGTGTCGTGCTAAAAATATCGAGCGAATGTTTCGGTACTTTCCCATCTAACTCGATGTATTTAATCATCTTGTCACCTGCCTTGGTGCTTTGATTGAATAAACGTGAGACAATGCTCTCGAATCTTTTGTGCCGTTTTTGGTCCGATTCCTGCAATTTCTTCTAATGATTCCAGCCACTCGAGCATAATTTTTGTATCTAACTCATTTTGTCGCTTGGCACCTGCTTCAAATCCTTTATTCCACGCCGCCATAACGTTTGGATGAAAGGGAGAAGTGGTTTTCTCCCTTTCTTGCTTGCGCTTCATTAATAACCACCATCTTGGCGCTTGTGATTGATTGTGTTTTTCTGCATATATCTCTCAAAAATCGTCTCTGGTGTTAACCCTACTATTCGCGACAAGGAAAGCAGGAAATGCCACAAGTCAATCACTTCTTCTTGCAATCGATCTATGTCAACCTCTTTCTCTTGTTTCCACCATTTCCAGTTCACTTCACGGCGAATTTCATCGATTTCGCTTTCCATGGCGATTGTGATTGCTACTACCCACTCATCGATGGTTTTATCAATGTTTCGCTCAGCGATGATACGTTCATCTAATGCTTGTTGCATGTTAAACATCACTTCAAGATTTTTGTGTCTATTTGCCTTTAAAATTAGTTTTCTAAGACATTCGATTGTTGTTCGTTCCAACATTTTTACTCCTCCCTTGCGCTTGTAAAGTAGTTATTAAACTTATCCCGTTTCGGAAATTCACCTTTTGTTGGGAACACATCGACGGGCGATGAACATTGATAGCACTCCACTTCTTTTACACCTTCTTTTTCGTATCGCACGCCCTTAAATCCGCAATTCGGGCATTCATAAAACACTTTATAGTGAGGAATGCCGCCTTTTACTTTAATGCCCGTGAGATGGAACGTTGGCTTCCCTTCTTCCGTTGCTTTTTGTTCTTGCTCCTGATACCAGTCGCGGAGTTGCTCTGGAAGTAACGAAAGAACATCTTCCATTTTGATTTCGGCCGTTTGGAAATTTCTAATCTCGATTTTTGGTTTGATGGATACTTCCTTCTTTTTGCTTCCATGATCTAAAAGACCAAGAAAATCGAGTGTTTTGTTTAATAAGCGTTCGAATGATTCGATAGGGAAATTCTCAATCTTTAAACGTGCACTTTTTTCGCCGTTTGATAACGTAATTTGAACGTTCATGCGACAACCTCCTTAAAATACATTGCTTTGCACAAGCCTAATGTAGTAGTTGATATCAATAAGCTTTTTATTCATCTTGCTAAGTTCACCGTTCCAAACGAAACTTTGCTCGCTTGTGTGTGGCACTTTGTAGTACTTATGGTCGCGAACTTTATACACACCACCGTAACGAAATTGGTTGGTCGCAAAAATACGATTCACTTTTTGCAACGTCATCATTCTCCCATCCACCTCATGTGCCATCCCGTCAAATTTCCCTGTTTTGGCTACCACTTGAAACAATTCAAGCTGATTGTTTTTCCAAGCCTCGATAACTGTTTTTTGAATCTGGACACCGTGTATATAAAAATTGACCAACGCCTTGTCGATGATGTGCAGACTATTTCGTTCCCAGTCACCACCTTGAAACTTTGACATTCTTCCTTTTGCTTTGATCGTTCCATCTGCGTATTGCACCACGTAATTATTCACATCTCGTTGTGCAATTTTGTGGATATCGTCTACGTCAAATAACAATTGATAATGTTCACCAAACCGCCGGATGACTTCTAAAATCATATCCTTCATGCCGTCCTCGTAAGCGATAATGATTCCGTCTGTATTTGACTGAATCAGCTGCACGAATGGCTCAAGAAGCAAAATAAGATGCGTTAAAATTAATTGACCGTTCATCGTCACATTGTTAAACTGCTTTGGGTCAAATAATGGATTGTACTCTGATTTCATTGCGCCGAAGGCACTGTTTAGCACAATTTTATAGATTTCGTGTTTTCGGTCGTTTTGTTTTTTTAATGCTAAACGTTGTTCGTAAATACGTGTGAAAAGTTCAGGGCTATCGGCTTGCCGACTAATAAATTGGTTGTTAATCATCAGTGACGGAAAGTAAGATGAAACGTCAATTTGCATCATCCGACCCGTGTGCCGATAGTTTTCAATTGCTCCGTGTACGCCACCAAAACCGAATGTATGCTTAATGCCAGCAATCTCAAATTCTAGTTTTTCTTTCTCCAGCGCGTCGTGCTCTTCTCCTTGTATGTATCGTTTCTTGATGTTTTCATAAAAAGCGACCACTTCGCGCGGCAATTCATTTAAGTTAAGACGGCGATCAAATTCTAGGTACAATCGGTCACGGGGTAGTTTCTTTGGTTTTGTCTTTAAGACGGCGGCCGAAAGACTTGCTCTTGTTTTCTTTACAGCTGTCACTGGCAGTTTAAAGGAGTCAACGATTTCAAACTTGCTGGTAAAGTAATCTTCGCGTAGTTCAAATACTTTTTTTGTTGTTCGAGCATCGTTTTCGCAATACTGAAATACAAGCTCCACCTCTTCTTTCGTTAGTGGGCGGTTAATGTTGAAATCAATTGGCGTTTCTTGAATATCAAGCCCCATGTTTGCTTGGACTTCTTTTAATGACAATCCGTTAACTTCTTGCATGGCATCTAATGTGAGATAGCCGAGTGTGGCGTTTACTTTTTCTCCGCGAATCAACTTTTGCGACAATTCATACGGATCCTTTCCTGTTAACAATCCAGCCAAAATGATATCGTCATAGGCATAATTGTTATACCCGACTAATATGCTAGATGTAGATAAGCTGTTGCGGAGCTTATCTGTATCGTTATGAATACGGATGGTGTGGTTCTCGGTTAAGAGAACCACAATCCAATCGTGTCGAAACACTTCGATATCGTAAAATGTGAACATTTACATCACCATTAGAACGGGATATCTGCTGATGATAATTTGAAGTTTTGAAATTCTTTCATCTCCCCTGTACGCTTATCTTTATAGCGACTTGTTTTAAGCTCTAACTCCACTTGCGTACCTAGCGCTTCTTGAAGTTTTTCTACAACCGCTGTTTCGATGTTTGCGATATCGTCTACAGTTAATTCCACGTTAAACACTTGCGCTGCGTGTCCCCAAAGCTTTTTAATGTTTTGCTCCAATTGTTTTTCAGTAAGCCAATAGTTTGCGAAATACTTCCGATTTTCATAGCCTTCATTGATGATTGAAAATGTCAATGATAGCCATTCTGTTCCTTTGTCGTTCACGCGGAATTGCACATCTTCCAAGATGGCGTCGTAAATGCCATCTGGAAGGTTATCGTAACCATTGTCGTCCACGTTCGTTTGGTGCGGGTTGAATCCTTCTTCTAGCATTTTTTGCGCGAGTTCTTTTAAGTTCATTACTCGTTACCTCCTGTTTAGTTTTTTAGTTAGTTAAAGTAGTTAATTGCATTACTTCACTCTCGGCGGACGCGGTGCGGCTGTACGCGGTTTAGGCGCTTGTTTCGTTTCTTCTGTTTTTGCCTCGGTTTGTGTATCTGGTTCTGCTTCATTTGCTGCTTGCGTTGCTTGTTCCTCTGCTTTTTCTAACTGTTCTACAATTTTCTTTGCTTCTTCTTTATTCGTTTGCGTTGGTTTATCAAAAGCGCCGATCACTGTGTCAAGGATGGCTAAAATTCGTTCGTCTTGAATCCATTCGCGTTGGTATGCTTTTCGCCGATCGACAGCACGGCGAATGTAGTTTTTTCCGATTTTTTGACACAAGATGTTCATATCGCAGTTGCCGTTGACTGTGTTTAAGTGCTTAACACTAAGTGACGGTACTGGTTTTTCAATGTTGTTTTCAGTAACTGTTGCGTAGCGCGAAATATAGATGACGTTCATCGGCAATGCTTTCAGTTTGACGACTAGCGCTGTAAAAATCGATTTAAAAATACCGAATCCTTTTCCATACGGGATGTCACCGATATATTGCACACCGTGCTCTTCGCAGATAGCCTGTTCGATTAGCGTTACTACATCGTCAATTACATCAATGACGACTGTTTCAAAACCATGGTCGGTTGTTTCCAACTCTTTAATCAATTCATTTAATTGATCGATGACGCTAAAGCTGATGTGTCCTGTTTTCGGATCACGTTCGTTTTTTAGATTGACGCTTGGCGTCTCAATTTGATCCGCGTTCCCGTCTGTGTTGAAAATGACTGGGTTTGGGAACTGGGAAGCCAAATATGACTTCCCGTGCATCGTTTGCCCCCAGATAAAGAAGTTGCGCGGTGTATCAATCGTTTTCTTTGGTTGATTTTTTGGTAGTAAGCCCATCTTAATTTGCCTCCTTCAGTTTGATTCGAACACTGCCAGCTGTTGGGCTGACTTTGATATATTGTTGTGCAAGTTCTGGATGTTCCTTTTTGAAGCGTGTACTGTCAAACGACTCGCGTTTTCCAGGAAGCACGCGTGTAATCACAATGCGATCAGTTTCCCATTTTTTCACGTCGTATTCTTCCATGAGTTGATACAGCTTGTCTTTCATCGCTTTATATTGCTCCTCTAGCTTTTTAAAGCTAGCAAGCTGTAACTCTAGCTTTTCGACTTGTTGTGCGACGATGGTTAATTCGTTTTGACCAACAGACATAAATTCTTGTTCCGTCATATCTGGCTTTTCTTTGAGATATTCGCAACGGATCCAGAACGTTTCAATTGCATCTAAAATGTGCTGCACGTATTGATCGTCACGATGAACGACTTTGATTTGTAAACGATCCGCATCGAATTCTGCGTCAAAGTTGTCTGGTCGCTCATAAAGTGCAAGCCATCCGTATTCTACGCCAAATTGATACATATACAATTGCATTTGCGCCTCGTATGAACGAATGTCTGGTGTTTTTCCATGTGTTTTGATCTCTAAGATTAGTTGATTTTCTTGGTCATATCCGTCTGTATTCGAGCGAATCCCGCGCTCTACATCTGTTTTTGTCGCTGGTTGAAAATTTGTTTCGTTAATGGCGTTGATATACTCGCGAATTTGCGGTTCTAATACGTTCCCATATGTCGTATACTCATTTCCTTTAAATTCTGACGGCTCAATGCCTGTTTTTTCTTTTGCTAACTGAAATTGCGTTTTGTATTTGCTAATGCCTAAGATAGCTGGGACATCGGATCCACCGACCAACTTGTCGCGATGTTGAACAACATTTATGTCTTTGACACCAAACATCTTTTCACGCTCCTATAAAATTTTTAAATAGTTCTTCTGTAAAATCTTTCTTCGCTGCAAGCGCCTCATATACAGCTTCTTCGATGCTGTTTTTGGTGATATATCGGTAAACTGTAACCTTTTTCGTTTGTCCGTTTCGATAGCAGCGCCCAAGTGCTTGATCGTAGTCTTGGTAGCTGTATGTTGGCGTATAGAAAATCACTATGTTGGCATATTGCAATTCAATGCCCGCAGCACCAGCTTGGTACTGAACGAGGGTAACGGTGTTTTTTAGGTTGGACCATTTTTCACGATCAGGAAGTTTATTAACCTTTCCACTTACTTCGTAGATGGTTTTGCTTTTACCTAACAAGTTCATGAGGTCTTCCTTCTCTTGCTGGTAGTAATAGAAAATCACGATATTTTCTTCCGTTCCCTCTGCCAACATCTCGGTGTAAGATAGCTTGTCCTTTTGATTGGCGTAATATCGTAACCCATGCTGTAGCTTCATGATGGTATCGAAAGCAATTTTCCCATCTTTTGTTTCCAACACTCGGTCTTTTTGAATGATTTTGTATTCTCTTGACGGTTCAAAGCGAACATCTTCAAAAATTAGTGCTGGTAAGTCAAGGCACTGTTCTTTTGATAGTTTCGTTGAAATGCTTTGATACAACCGTTTTAAATGTTGTTGTTCTTTCCAGCCACTAATGACTTTGACAGATCGGTCACCGAAATGTTTAGTTTCATAGATCGCATGGCGCTTTAAAAACTCGGTTTTGTTTTTGTAAAAGCGAAACATCAAAAAGTAATTGATTGTATCTATCCAGCCATTGCTAGATGGAGTGGCCGATAACAACACGAAGTGGGTTGATAACTTCGTTAGGGACAACGCAGCTTTTCCTCGTTGGCTTGATACATTTTTGATATAATGGCACTCGTCAAAAATGACAAAATATCCTTTATACAAATGCCAATCTTTTGCGATTTTTCCGTATGACAGTTCATTGTATGTAATCGCAATGTTGTAGTAGTCTGCCACACGTTGAATTTCTCGGCTCCATCCACCTTCACGCAATTTGGCCGGAGGTTGAACAATTAATAATGGTTCGCCTTGATAATGCTTTAGATAATGGTGAATCGACAGAATGGTCTTTCCCGTTCCTGTATCTAAGGCATATAACCAGTCGGGATTACTCTTGTTTAATGCGTCCTTTTGATAGTTGTAAAGCATGTCGTAATTCCGCAATCTTTCGTTGTACGTCTTCGACGCTGTAAGCGACAAATGCGCACCCCCCATTTTTATTAATCTCATCGATGTTTAATTGTTGTAACACCGATACTTTCCCGCCTGGACGTTTGATTTCGATGCCGACAAATACTGAATCGATGCAAGCAATGATGTCAGGAACCCCTGCTTTTTGATACATCGAACCGTGTACTTTCATGTACCAAACGCCTAGTCGGTCTAAATACCGCTTTATTTGGTTTTCGATTGTCTTTTCTGTCATATCGCACTCCCGTGTGATAAAATAGGATTGTGTGTGATGTGAAGTGCTTTGCCGTTTGGCGAAGCTTTTTTTATTTTGCTACTAACTCTTTTGCACCAAATGCGCGAATGACATATTCATAAATGTTTTCAGCCAATACGATGTCGCCGTTGGGAAACTCTAAAACCGTGTCGTCTTCAAAAATTTCATCCCCTAGTGCGTCGATGCCCCAGTGTTTTATGTGCACCATTATCCCCTCACATAACTTATTGCGGCTCATTTTGCCCCTCCTTTCTGTTTGTTTTGATGCGCTAGCGCACATCGTCATGACTGGGAACAAACATGACGGGCGGGGGAGAACCCTGCTTGCTCCCAGCCATGACGACAGGCACTAGACCTGTCGTATGTCCGTGTTGTACAATGGTGATGATGAGTTGTGATTAAATGGCTAGCGTTGCCGCGCTGGCCGTTTTTTCTTGTTGCATTTCACGTAACTTTTGTTTTGCTCGACGTTCCACCACCATAAGATGAAGACGGTTTTCACGCACTTCTTTGCACAATCTCCGAACCTCTGAAGCTTTCATCAGTCGGCTTGCAGTGAAACAAGCGTTCATTGTTCATTCACCTCCAATGCGTTTTTAGCCATCGCTTTAAATTCAGCGTAGTATCCAGTAGCTCCGATCGAGCCGCAATATTCATGTTCTGCTATTGTTTTTAGAATCTTTTCATATTGTTCCGCCTTCTCCGCTTGTTTCAAAAGCCAAAAATAATCTTCGCGCCGTAATAATACATCGCCGTCTATACTCACCCCGATAGGACTTAGATTTTCTAACATCACTCATTCCCCTTTCTCATAACAATCGCAATATCAATCCCTTTTTCACGTAGCGTTTCAACAATTTTTGCCAATTCATCGTGCCGCTCTTTCCGCTTGATAAGCTCGTCCAAATCTCGTTTGCAACGAAGGAATTCCTCTGCCCATTTTTCTGCTCCATCCAATTGATCGTGCAACCATTCCAACCTTGCTTGTAATAAACACAATGCCCCGAAGTTGACCAGCTTCTCCGCCAACTGGCGATCTCGTTCTAAGACGTTCATTGTTTCATCTCCTCTCGTACTTTCCGCATTTTCACGAAATATCCATCGTGCTGTTCGACACTCTCAAAATCTATGAAACGGCCGCATCGCTCGTCGTAACGAAAAATCTTCTTCGAATTCGAAATCTTCCGAACAGGAGCGACACACTCATACCCACGCCGTTCCAAATCGCGTATCGCACGTGCAATCTGACTCAACGTCATGCGTCTTACCGTGACTTGTAGCTGGCGAGTCATTGTGTCACACCCGCCAATGCTTTAGCTAAACGGATGGCAGGAACCAATAAATTCAGTTCCTCTACAATGTCGAGAGGTTTAACGTTTTTATCTCCTTTAGCCTTTCTGTTCTCGACACGCCGCTTAATATCAACGTGATGTTGAGCGCCTAATAATTCGTAAACTCTGCTATACGCTTCATCAAAACCAATCTGCTCCTTTTTCGATAAAGCGCGTACCGCGTCGTTGAATTGCTTCCGCAACGGCATGTTTACATCGACCATCCCGCGTTTTAAGTCTGTCACTTCGTTGGACGTGGCAGCGATCTGTTTTTTCGCTTCGTCAGCTTCCTTCCGCACCGCTGCTAGTTCCTGCTCAAGTTGTTTTTGGCGCAATTCGATGGATATGAGTGCCTGTAACTGCGGGCTCAACATCTGAATGTTCAGTGCATTTTCTTTGATGGTGTAATACTCATCAACAAGTCGCTCATATGCTTCCCATGCTTCATCGGTGTTGAGTGATTTTGCGTGTAACCACGCACCTTTTTCAGTCCAGATATAGAACACTGGGGCTTTGAGCCAAGTCGTATCAATTTGATACGAGTTGATAAATTCGTGCTTTTCTTGACCTGTTAACGCAAAGAAGTGTTTCCCTTCAACGAAACGATCTTTGTTACGGTTGAAATTAATCCGAATTCTCTCTGTGTCAGTGCCGTATGCTTCGGCAAGTTGTTGAGTCGTTAGAACACGTTGGCCGTTTTGTTCAATCACCGTTAAATTCATTTTGTTTTCCCTCCGACACTATCAATCTTTTTTTCTAAGATATCGAGGATAACCATTGCGATTTTATGTCCGTCTGTAACACCTTCTGTGTATTCACTTTTATTTGTTTGTTTAGAATCAACTAACGAACATAAATCACCAACCAACGAACGTAAGGATGTAACAAACTTTTTAATCTCATTGACCGCATCCATTTCCACCCCTCCTATTCTTCTAAAACACGTATGGCTTGTTGCGCTAACGAAAGACCTGTTTTCTTTCTATATATTTCAGAAGTTGCTAACATAAACTTAATACCGACCATTTGAACAAACTTATTCTCATAGCAATGCGTCATCAACAATTTGAGAAAATCGTTTTTGCCAAACCTCTCGCCAAATTCGCGATTAATCATTTTTAACGTGTCGTGATAGCTCCACGACCCGTCATCTTCGTACCGTTTAATAGGAGGAAACAGACGGAAAAAGTCTTTTGTCGGTGTCCACATTAGCTGTTCTTCAATTTTGGACACAAAAGCGATAATTTCTTCTGGAGTGTAACGGGCACCGTGTTTGATATTGCGCCCTAAAACCAATAAGTTGCGGTATCCTAGCTTTTGCCTATCCACTCTTCTCCCTCCTCTGCTTGTCCAATTTTCCTTCCGAAAAGAAGCCCTAGAGGGCGAATTCAGCTTCTTCCTTTGCAATGCGCTCATGCAGCTCTTTTTTGAAGCGCATTAGCTCATTGTGCATGTCACGGTTGCGTGCTTTCATGACTTCGACGACTGTGCGTGTATAAAACGCGATCGCCTCCTCAAGCTTGGCGAAGTCATACGCGCTTGGCAGTGTCATTTGCTGTCACCTCCTTTTTAACTACGTCATCCCATGTAATCTCCCCACGTTCGATCGCAGCTAAAATGCGTGGCACGGACGTTCGCATGAAAAAATCAATCATTGCTTTCTGCGTGCGTTCAGAAGGTTGATTCATTGTGTCACATCCCTTAACTACAGATTTTCTGTACATCTTTATCAAAAAAAATTATCTGATCCATTTCTATTCCTGTGATTTTTGAGAATTTGTACGCCATATCCATCCGAAAAATCTTTCTATACTTCTCGTAGTCGATGTAGGTTTTTTCGCACACCCCTAACCTTTTCGCCATCTCTTTCTGTGATAAACTAGCTAACGCTCTCGCTTGAGCAATTGTGTATTTCATATTGATTACCACCTCCTCTTGTCTAATAATTTACTACAGATTTTCTGTAATTGCAATAGTTTTTTTCAGAAATTATGATTTTTTTTATCGTTTTTTTCACACTTAATAAAGCAATACTGTACAAAATTACAGTATTGCTTTATAATATTGTTAGAAAGGAGGTGATTGAAAATGCGATTAGGAAACAAAATAAAGGAGTTACGGAAGAAAAATCGCATGACACAAGCGGACTTGGCTAAAAAACTAAATGTAGCACCTACTGCCGTCTCCGCTTGGGAGCGTAATGAGAATCGTCCTTTAATGGATAAAATAGCCATTATGTCAGAAATGTTCGATGTCCCAATTAGTTATTTCTTCGAGGACTTTAAAACAATACAAGAAGTTAGGGAGGAACCAGCCCAATATATCTGCACAGAATTCTCCAGACTTCCTATAATAGGATCTATTAGTTGTGGGGATGGTGTTATTGCTTATGAAGAAATAAAGGGTTATGAAGAAGTACCGAGCAGTTGGTTGAACGGCGGTGAGTATTTTTTTCTCGAAGCTCGTGGAGACAGCATGATAAACGCTCACATTACAGACGGCGCACTTCTTTTGATACGACGCCAAAATGATGTAGACAATGGAGAAATCGCCGCCGTGCTGATCGACGGCGAGGCAGTATTGAAAAGAGTATATAAAACAGAAGATACTATTATTCTACAAAGTGAAAATCCGATGTACAAGCCTATCATCCTTAAAAGAAATGACATGAAGGATGTAAGAATTATCGGGAAATTGAAAAAAGTTATTCTAAATTTTTAGCGCTAAAGATTTAGATAGGCGGGTCGCTCCCGCCTGTTTTTATAGGAGGGATAATAAATGGCTGTCGCTCTATATATACGAGTATCAACGGAAGAACAAGCACGGGAAGGATATTCAATATCGGCTCAGCGTGAAAAATTAATTGCGTATTGTAAAGTGCACGACTGGTACGACTATCGGTTTTACATCGATGAAGGTGTATCAGCAAAAAACCTTGACCGTCCACAACTCAAAGAAATGATTAAACACATTAAAGAAGGGGCTATCGATACTGTACTTGTTTATCGTTTGGATAGGCTTGTTCGATCAGTTACAGATTTGTACAAGCTGTTAGAAATATTCGAACAGCACGGTTGTAAGTTTAAATCAGCGACAGAAGTATATGACACCAGCACGGCTATTGGACGGTTATTCATCACTCTAGTTGCGGCAATGGCACAATGGGAAAGGGAAAATTTAGGGGAACGTGTTCGAATGGGGCAAATTGAAAAGGCGAGGCAAGGTTTTTATAGCGCAAAAGCCCCGTTTGGCTTTGATAAAACGCCGGACGATAAGCTAATTATCAACGAAAACGAAAAGAAAATTGTGCTTGATATAATAAAAAAGATTTTTGATGGGTATTCCATTCGTCAAATATCTGACTACATGAATAACAGCGGAATACCACCTATACGAGGGTATAAATGGCACATAGCAACAATAATGGATATCGTTAAAAACCCAGCGTTGTATGGTGCTATCAAATGGCGCGACGAGATCATCGAAAATACGCACGAGGGCATAATAACAAAAGAGGAATTTGAAAAGATTCAGAACATACTTCACGGCAGGAAAAATTTCAAAAAACGTAATACAAGTAGCATATTTATTTTTCAAGGTAAGTTAATATGTCCGAACTGTAAAAACAGGCTGGCATCAGAGAGGTCAGTATATTTTAGAAAAAAAGACAAGGCGTACACAGAAACAAATCATTATCGCTGTCAATCTTGTGCTTTGAACAAAAGAAAAGCGATAAACGTGAGTGAAAAGCGTGTTGAAAAAGGACTCATCGAATACTTTTCAAACATGCGTTTCCACGTTGTTCCGACAGTAGTTGAAGATGAGAAAGAAAAGGAGCTGGAAGCTCTGGAAGAACGGCTTCGTCAAATCGAGAGACAACGCGAAAAATATCAGAAGGCTTGGGCGGCTGACTTAATTAGTGACGAGGAATTCACAGAGCGAATGAGGGAAACAAAAAGGGCTATGGCTGAAATACAGGAGGTATTGAAAAATGTCGAGATTGACGAAACGAAAAACAAAAAACATGACATAGAATCAATAAAAGCAATCGCAACAAACTTTTTGCTCAATTGGAACACTCTCACAGCTTTAGAAAAAAGGGAGTTTATGAACAATTTCGTCGACGGGATAGAATTCGATAAACAAGGAATAAACGTGAAAATAAAAGAGGTTTCCTTTTATTAA